TCTATTGATTGCTTTTGTTAATAAACAAAAAGTATTAAAGTTGGTATTCAGGTTATTCAAAACCGATCTAGCACTGTCTGATTCAATCCCATAAAATCCTGACATTTCTTTATCTGTACCTTCCACCCAATATTCATGAAATACTTTTTTCAAAACATCAGTCACACCATCTTGATATAATTTTTTTATCTTAGGGTTGTTGATTAATTCCTTATAAAAAGTAATTTCATTTGAATCACAAAATTTTGGTTCTTCGAACTCTTTGATAATTTTTTTCATTTCAACAGATTCCAAAAGTTTTGTTTCTGTTTTCATATCATAAAGTTTGGAAACAAAGTCCCAATTTACCACTTTCCAAAAATTAGAAATATATTCGTCTCTTTTGTTTTTATATTTGAGATAATATGCATGTTCCCATAAATCCAAACCTAATAACGGAAATCCTCCACCTTCAATAATATTCATCAAAGGGTTATCTTGGTTTGGGGTGGACATAATTTTTAAACTATTTCTACCTGTCAAAACTAACCAAACCCATCCTGAACCAAATCTTTCTTTGGCAATCTCTTCGAATTTTCTCTTGAACAAAATAAAACTACCGAATTCTTTAATTATTTTTTTCTGTAAATCTCCTTTGAGTCTTTTTGGTTCAGGTGTTAACATGTTCCAAAACAATGCGTGGTTGAATGCTCCACCTGCGTTGTTTCTAATTGTTTTGTCAAATCGACTTATAGTTTTGATTATTTGTTCTAACTCTAAATCTCCATATTTTTTATTGGAGAGAGCGTCGTTTAATTTATCAACATACCCCTTGTAATGTTTGTTGTAATGGAAATCCATTGTTTCGGGGTCGATAAATTGTTTGAGGGCGGAGTAGGAGTAGGGTAATTTTTCTATCCCAATTTTTTTCATTTCTGTGATTAACAACTCTTTTTCTCTAGTTACTTTTTGTTCTACAATCTGTAATTCGAGTTGTTGAATCTTCTCTTCTGTCTTATTCATTGTTGGCTTCAATTTACTATAAATAACACAAAGTCAGTTTATTTTCTGATTTCGTTTATTCTCTTCAAAATTTCTTCAGCCATATCAGATGAATTAAGGTTATCCCCCATTACGGTTGCTATGACTTGTTTTTTGTTATTCAGAATGTCATAAATAATTCCTTCGATTGTATTTTCGAATATTGGGTAATAAACTAGTACGTTATTTTTTTGACCGTATCTGTATGCTCTATCCTCCGCTTGAGCATGGTCGGATGGTAAAAATGATAGGTCATTCATGATTACCGCTTCGCCAGCCGTGAGAGTCAAACCCACCCCCGCGGCTTTAATGTTTCCGACAAATACTTTAACCTTGTCACTTTCTTGGAAGCTGTCTACACTGTGTTGCCTTTCAGGTTTCGACATCGAACCATCAACTTTGACGGCTGTCTTTCCGAAATGTTGACAAATCTTATTTAGAGAGTCAGTAAAATTACAGAAGATGATTACCTTCTTACCCTGTTCAATAATGTTTTCTGCGATTTCTATTGTTTGAAGTATTTTTTCGTCAGCGATTATTTGACGTACTTTGGTAAGTTTGGTAAACTGAACTGTCAGTGATTTTGATTCTTCAGGGTTCTTATCATACCAATCATAATACTCTCCCATAACTTCTTCATATGCTTTGGATTTCAATCTAAGGTAAACGGGGGTTATTATTTTTTCGGGTAAGTCCAACACGTTTTCTTTGAGTCTTCGTAATACAAGACCTATTGTTCTGTCTCTTAATTCTTCCAAATTGGATGAACCTGTTACGTTCCAAACTTTACGTCCTCCAACATTGAATTGATATCCACTACAATATCGGATAGCATAAGCCATCCAGTTTTTGGCTACAGGTGACTCAATAAGATGTAATAGATTGAAATAATCCATAGGTCTCGATGTCATTGGGGTTCCTGACAACAACCATAATCTATCAACCCCCTTGGCAATGTCGTTTATTAATTTTGTTCTTTGAGCCGTAGGATTCTTGATATAGTGTGCTTCGTCAACGACCACCAAATCAAAATTGGCAGCAATAACTTGCGATTCATCTTTTTTCTTAGTGTCATGAAAGTTTTTAATAATGTCGTAGTTTATGATAACAAAGTCGTGTTCAGTACTGAAAGTTTTTCCTTCTGATATGAATATGGACCTGTCGGAATAATTTTCTATTTCACGTTTCCAGTTAATCTTCAAAGTGGCGGGACAGATGATAAGAACCTTTTTAGCTCCTGTTTCCAACGCAGCAATAATAGTTGATGTTGTTTTCCCCAAACCCATATCGTCAGCCAATATGAATTTTTTATTTTCAACAAGTTTTTGGATTGCTTCTTTTTGATGTTGAAGTGGGGGTCTGTGAGAATATTTTTTGTAATCTATGACAACATCTTTAACTGAATTGTCTTTTATAATCGCAGCTTTTGGTAACCAAAAGTCATGGTATTCTTCAGTTTCAAATACCTTACCCCAAATGTGAAATGCTTTTTCTGTATCACACAATAATTTTTCCACCCATACTTTATCAGGTATTACTGTGTATAATTTATCATCGGCTAACTTTTTGGCAAAGTATGCGTCTAATATAACCCACTTCTTTGCAACCTTTGGTTGGTTGTTATGGTTATTAATAATATACTCAGATTGGCTTCTTGTTGGGTAGAATCTTTTATTTATTTGAGACTTTCGTTTGAGTTCAAGCAAATAGTTATTTCCACCTTCATAAGATTCCAATAGTGATAATGCTTTCGATTCTAGACTTACATCCATCTATAAGAAAAATATTTGATTAAAATATAGTTATAAACTGAGTATTTATCAACATATAGGTAATCATATAATATAATGGCAGAAAAGTTAGTTCCAATAACAAGATTAGGTAAATTCTTCGGTGCGGAAGATTATAGTTTAGATATCGGCATGGGTGAAGAATGGCTAATAGGTGATATGAATTTCACTATAGTACTTTACCGTATTGATAGAAGAAAGACAAAAACTGATGATGTATATGGAGAAGTGTTGGAAGATGGGATACAGTTTCTTGCACCTGTTGAATTAAAAGGGTTGGTTCAAGTTATGGCTCCGACTAATAAAAATATTGGAACTTCTAAGATAGAACAACAAGAACCTGGTAACATGAAGTTTAGTATCTATCAAAAAACTTTGGATGATATGGGTGTCGAAATATTTATGGGTGATTACATTGGATACTACGAGTCCGAAGACCGAGTTAGATATTATGTTGTTAGTGATGATGGATATGTAAAATCGGATAATAAACATACATACGGTGGATACAAACCTTTCTATAGAACTGTTATTGCCACTTATGTAAGTGAAAACGAATTTAGGGGAATATAATGAAAATTATTGTTAGGGAAACTCAGCTGACTCGAATCATTGAAAAGGTCACCAAAGAGAAAGTTATTTGTGATGAATGTGGTTGGTCTTGGAAATTATCTGAAGGAGGTAAAGACCCTTACATGTGTCATAAATGTGGACATGATAATTCTGAAAAATAAAAAAAGATGCCATTACCAAAACAAGTTAAACCTACATTACCTTTAGTTCCAAAGAAAACTTTGTATGCAAGAAGAGAACAACTCCTTGAGTATATAAATAAAGATGGAACTTACTTACCAAAGTCAGTATTACATGCTGATTTGGATAGAGGAATGTTGGATTTTGTCAAAGAAGATCTTAAAGTTGTGACCGCTGGAAAAATTATTCCGATGATTGATATTATAATTACAACACAAAATTGGTCTCAATATGTTGAAACGGCATTATTTACCAACTTGGATTTCAATCCTGAACCTCCATTCATAACAGTTGTTAGACAGCCTGAAGTTAAATTCGGAACGAATCCGTCTTTACAATATACTATACCTAACAGAAAACAATTCTACTACGCCTCTGTTCCAACTTGGAATGGTAATGAACAAGGTATGGATATATATACAATCCCACAACCAGTTCCAGTCGATATTAATTACAGTGTTAAAATTATTTGTAATAGAATGAGAGAACTTAATCAACTCAATAAAATTGTGATGCAAAAGTTTTCTTCAAGACAAGCATATACTTTTATTAAAGGTCAATATGTTCCAATTATTCTTAACAATATATCTGATGAGTCACAAATGCAGATGGACGCTAGAAAATACTTTGTTCAAAATTATGACTTCACTATGTTAGGTTATTTGATTGATGAAGAAGAATTTGAAGTTAAACCTGCAATTGCCCGAGTTGCTCAAATCATGGAATTGGATACTACCGTATTAAAAAGAAGGAGACCAAAGTTTCCTGAAAATCCTGATGAATTTTTATCCAACTTTTTATACATAGTTGGAAATGATACCTTAAGTGAGATAATTGATTTTACTGCCAATTTATCTTTAGTTGGGTCGACCAATGTTGATAGTTTCGATGTCTATATAAATGGTGATTATTTTGGTAGTGATGTCTCGGAAATTCAAATCACCACAAATGATATTTTAAGGATTGATGTTGTCAAAACTAATAACTCCTTAGAGTCCACCATTAAGTTTGAATCTCAGTTGGTTTAATCCTCTCCATAGATATCTTTCTTCTCTTTACACTTCTCCACTATAAGATTTTCCAAAAACTTATAGATTTTTATCCCACGCTTTTCACAGTACTTTTTTAATATCTCGTGTGATTCAGGAGATATTTTGATATTCTTTATTTCTTTAGTTGTTTTCATAGGTAGAAAAAAGGTAGAATAAATTCATACTACTTACAAATAGATATTCAAAAGTCAAGTTTTTTCACTTAGATATGAATATTTATCATTAAAATAAATTTGCTAACAATAATTTTGAACTATGTTTTTTCAATCAACACAAGTAAATCAAAAGGTATACGTATCGCCTGGAGTATATACGTCTGAAACTGACTTATCATTTGTGGCTCAAAGTGTGGGTGTTACCACGTTAGGTTTAGTCGGGGAAACAATCAAAGGCCCAGCATTCGAACCTATTTTTATCACAAACTACGATGAGTTTCAAGCATATTTTGGGGGGACTGAACCTACAAAATTTATAAACACACAAATCCCTAAGTATGAGGCGGCATATATTGCAAAGTCATACTTACAACAATCTAATCAACTTTTTGTTACAAGAATTTTAGGTCTATCAGGTTATGATGCTGGACCATCTTGGAGTATTAAGGTGATTGCGAACGTTGACCCATTAACCGTAGGGTTAAGTCCTGCAACAGGAACAACATTTTCGGCAAACTTTACAGGGTCTTCAACAGGAAATACTGTAGAATTTGTTGGTGGGGCACTTCCTCCAATAGTTCAAGCATACATCAATAATCAATATAGATTGTCAGATGGTAGTACATCAACTTTGGGATTGGATTTTACAAGTAACCTTAATGATATTATGGATACTCCATCATTATCTGCAAATACCGCAGTTGTTTATGGAGTTCTTCCTGAAAGTGATTATTATGACTTAACCTCAACTTATTCAAACGTTATTAACGAGTACGGATGTGATACAGTTAATATTGCTACTAACGACTTATCCTCAGATGCAAATGACCCATGGTATTATGCTAACTTTGATATTACATCAGGAAATGCTTATTCAGGATATTCGTTCTTCTATAATGTTAGTTCATTAACTTCAGGAGCGTCATCAACATTCAGTGGTACTATTACAGGTAAAACATACACCTATTCAGGTTATGCTTATTCAGAATACAACAACATGGTTGTTGCGACTTTACGTTCTAGAGGTATATCATTATATACTAATAGTTCAACAAGTGATAACCACGGACCAATTTATGAGGTTAGCGGGTTAACCGATTTACAATTAGTATGTACTGAGCAATACTCAGGAGTTACTCAATCTCCTTTTGAATCATTCTTAATTTCAGGTGTAACAAAAGACGGAGATAATTTCTCTTTTGAAACGTCAATGGCGGCATCGTCTTCTAAGTTCATTACAAAAGTATTGGGCGTTGATAACTTCGGTAAGTCAAGAAACGAAGTACCTGTATATGTTGAAGAAATTTATCCAAATACATTAAATTACGCTTATAACCAAGGTTATATTCGTGGTTTGAATTGTAATTTGATAGCACTTGAAGATGCTAGAAGTGAGAATTCACAATCAATTGCTTACAATGTAACTCAATATAAGTCACCAAGTACACCTTATTTAGTTTCTGAACTTAGAGGTAATAAGGTTTATAACTTATTCAAGTTTATATCAATTTCTGACGGTAATGCCGCAAACACAGAAGTAAAAGTTTCTATTGCTAACTTGTCATTCAATAATATGACATTTGATGTGTTGGTTAGAAATTTCTTCGACACTGATGCTAACCCTGTGGTAATTGAGAAATTTACAAACTGTAACATGGATCCAGCGTCTAATAATTTCGTTGCTAAGAAAATCGGTTCAAGTGACGGAGAGTATGCATTAATTTCACGTTACATTATGATTGAGTTGGCTGACGAAGCACCAATCGATGCAATTCCTTGTGGTTTCTACGGATACACTCAAAGAGAATACGCTTCAGTAAGTAACCCTTCACCAGTTCCAATTTTCAAAACAAAATATTATTTCCCTGGTGAAGTAATTTATAACCCTCCATTTGGAGCACCAACCGATGTAACTGAATCTTCAGGAGATATTGTTAGAAGAAGTTATTTAGGTTTCTCAAGTCAGTTTGGAATTGATGATTCATTCTTACAATATAAAGGAACACAAAATCCTTTGAATTGGGTGGCGTCTCCACTTCCTGTTGAAGGAGCGGCTTGGAATTATTTAAGTAAAGGATTCCACATGGACTCGGGAGCAACTGTTGTTACGATTTCTAACTCTTCATTAACAAGTGGGCAAACAGCATTTGAATGTGGTGTTGCTGACTTCACAAGAGATCCTGAAACTCAAGAAAACCCTTACTACTTCATTTATTCAAGAAAATATACAATATGTTTTGCTGGTGGTTTTGATGGATGGGACATTTATAGAGAGTTCAGAACTAACGAAGATAGATTCCAATTAGGAGCTACAGGTTACTTGGCAGGAGCATCCGCTTCAACAAGATATCCAAATGCAACTGGTGATGGTCTATTCAAAAGAATTGTAGTTCAAAACAATACTCAAGATTTCGCAAACACTGATTACTACGCTTACTTACTTGGTATCTTGACATTCGCAAATCCTGAATCAACTAACATCAACGTATTTGCAACATCAAGTATTGATTATGTAAACAACTCTAACCTTGTGGAAGAAGCTATCGACATGGTACAATTTTCAAGAGCGGATTCAGTTTACATCGCAACTACTCCTGATTACAACATGTATACTCCTGATGCAACTAATCCACAGGATATTATCTATCCTCAAGAAGCGGTTGATAACTTGGATAACACAGGAATTGATTCTAACTACACTGCAACTTACTATCCTTGGATTCTTACAAGAGATACTGTTAATAATACACAAATTTACTTACCAGCAACAGGTGAAGTTTGTAGAAACTTAGCGTTGACAGATAACATCGCATTCCCTTGGTTCGCATCAGCGGGTTACACAAGAGGTCTTGTGAACTCAATCAAAGCGAGAGTTAAACTGACTCAGGAAGACAGAGATACATTGTATCAAGGTAGAATCAACCCTATCGCAACTTTCTCTGATGTAGGAACTGTAATTTGGGGTAACAAAACTTTACAAGTTGCTGATACCGCACTTAACAGATTGAACGTAAGAAGATTGTTACTTCAAGCAAGAAAATTAATTTCAGCAGTAGCAGTAAGATTGTTGTTCGAACAAAACGACCAAATCGTTAGACAACAATTCTTGGATAGTGTTAACCCTATCTTAGATTCAATTAGAAGAGACAGAGGTCTTTATGACTTCAGAGTAACAGTTTCTTCAACACCTGAAGACTTAGATAGAAATACATTAACAGGTAAGATATACTTAAAACCAACGAAGGCGTTAGAATTCATCGATATCGAATTCTTCATCACTCCAACAGGAGCTTCGTTTGAAAATATCTAACAAATTAAATATGGGGGGATAATATCCCCCCTTTATCCAAATGAGAAAAGTTTTTACAGAAGGATTTATAAGTAAAGGTACTCCAGACTTAAAATATTATGCGTTTGATTGGGACGATAATATAGTTCATATGCCGACTAAAATTTTAGTTAAAGATGAGAGTGGTAATGAAGTCGGAATGTCTACTGATGATTTCGCCGAGTTTAGACATCAAATAGGAAAAGAACCATTCAGTTATAAAGGTAATACGATTGTGGGTTATAGTGACTCTCCGTTCAGAAACTTTAGAACTGATGGGGACAAAGATTTTTTGGTGGATGCAATGAGGGCAAAAAAAGGACCAGCGTTTGATGATTTCAAAGAAGCCATTAATAACGGTTCAATATTTGCAATAATTACTGCGAGGGGACATAACCCAAACACTATAAAAGAAGCGATTTATAACTATATTATAGAGGGGTTCAACGGGATAGATAAAGATGAGTTAATTAAAAACCTCAAAAAATATAGGTCTTTTGTGGGAGAGGATGAAATGAGTGATGAAGAACTAATTAAGTCTTATTTAGAACTTAATAAGTATCATCCAGTTTCTTTCGGTGATGACAAAGGAGCGGTGAATCCTGAAGAAGCAAAAGTGGAAGCGATGGAAAATTTTGTCAACTACATTAAAGGCATGGCAGCAGTTCTTAATAAAAGAGCATTTCTAAAAAAAGATATTGCCAATAAATTTAATCCAAGCAACTTATCTATAGGATTTAGTGACGATGACCCAAAAAATATAGAAGTAATGCAAAAACATTTCCAAAATAAACCAGATAATATAGTAAAAACTTATTCTACAGCTGGAGGATTTAAGCGAGAAGTAAAGTAAGAATACCGATTTCAAAAAAAAAGTAAATAGAAAAATTTTTGTGAACGGATATATTTATCTATAAAATAACAGAAACAAAAAAAATTAAAAAAACATGGCTGATTTGTTAATGAAAATGCCGATACCTTACGAACCAAAACGACAGAATCGTTTTATCTTAAGGTTTCCATCATCACTAGGTATAAATGAATGGTTTGTTGAATCTTCAGCGAGACCACATATTGTTATAAACCCCGTTCCAATTCCTTTCTTGAATACTGAAACATATGTGGCAGGTAAGTTTACTTGGCAAACTATTCCAGCGGTGTTTAGAGATCCGATTGGACCTTCAGCCGCTCAGGCACTTATGGAGTGGGTACGTTTACATGCTGAATCTGTGACAGGTCGTATGGGTTATGCTGCAGGTTACAAAAAAGATGTTGACCTCGAAATGTTGGACCCAACCGGAGTTGTTGTGGAAAAATGGATTCTTTATGGAACATTTTTAACTGACGTGAACTTCAACTCCTTGAGTTATGCACAAGATGGTTTAGCAACAATCAATGCTACACTTCGTATGGATCGTTGCGTGTTGATTTATTGATTTTTAATCAAATATATCTAACCATTTACAATGTTGTTAAATTCCCATATATTTATTTATATGGGAATTTTTGTTTGTAATATATGTCAAAAAAAATGTGACAGTCTTAATTCATTAAGAAGTCATTCTGTACAAAAACACAATATAAGTGGTGATAAAATTTATATCGAATATGCTTTGAAAGGTGTAGAACCGAAGTGTGAATGTGGTTGTGGAGGTATACCCCCCTTTATTTCAATAGGGAAAGGATTCTCAAGATTTATTAAATCACACCATAATAGGGTTCTAGGTAAAAACAATTACCATAAAAATCCTGAAACCCACAAAAAGGCAATCGAGACCCAAAAGAAAAATTGGAAAGAGGGTAAGTATAAAGGATGGTGGGAAAACAAGTCAGAAGAGACTTTAGTGAAAATAGAAGGTATTAAAGAAAAATTAAGAAACAACAAAGATAGAGGGAAACGAATATCTGAAAAATTAAAAGGAGTTCCAAAAACAGAAGAATCAAAACTAAAGTTATCAATTTCACAAAAAAAACGTTACGAAGATAATCCTAAATTAAAAGAAAACGCGTCTAAACGTAGGGTTAATTGGTTGAAAACCAAATTAAGTAATAAAAAAAGTAAAATTGAAACTAAATTCGAAAAAATTTTGGGATTAATTAATCTTAATTTTGAGTATCAATACGAATATCAACATAGATTGTTCGATTTTTATCTTGAAAAATATAATATTCTAATTGAAGTTGATGGTGATTTTTACCATTGTAATCCGGACTCAAAACATCATGAAATTATTTATGAAACTCAAAAATTAACAAAGCAAAATGATAGATATAAAGATGAATTATGTGTTAGTAATAACATTACTTTAATTCGTTATTGGGAAAAAGACATTAATGAAAGACCAGAATGGGTTATTTCAGATTTAAGAAAAAAATTGTCTTTATAAAAAAATAATTACAATTATATTTAACCGTAATGAACTAAACTTTACGGTTAAATTTTTATATGGATAATCAAGCAAGAGAACACGGACAATCTAATTTTACGTTACCTCACGACGTTGTGCCTTTACCGACACAAGGTCTCTTCTACAAGAATAAGAAAAAATCAATCAAAGTTGGATACCTTACCGCAAATGATGAAAATATTCTCATGGGTGGAGGTAACGACATGACTCAAACTTTATTGAGGTCTAAAATCTACGAACCTGATGTTCGTATTGATGATTTGTTAGAAGGGGATGTTGAAGCAATACTTATATTTTTAAGAAACACGGCATTCGGACCAGAAATGGAATTGAATTTGACCGACCCAATTACAAAAAAACCATTCAAAGCAACTGTCAGATTGGATGAATTAGATATTAATAAAGGACAACAACCGTCGGATGATGGAACATTTATCACTCAGTTACCAAAATCTCAAACAACTGTGAAAATTAAACCAATGACTTACGGTGAAATATTGGAAATACAAAGAATGTCAGAGTCTTATCCTCAGGGTAGAACCGCACCAAAAGTTACTTGGAGATTGAATAAACAAATTATTGAAGCAAATGGAATAACTGATAAATCTGAAATTGCTAAATTTGTAGACCAAATGCCAATTGCAGATTCCAAATACATAAGAAAGTTCATGGACGATAATGAACCAAAATTAGATTTAAAGAGAACAGTAATGACCCCATCAGGAGAGCAACTAACAGTTAATGTTGGGTTTGGGGTTGACTTTTTTCGCCCTTTCTTCTGATTATAGGAAAGGACAAATCGATGAATTTTATTATCTAAAAACACTTTTGAACGTGTCATACTCAGATTTTTTAATAATGCCGGTGTTTACTCGAAAGTATCTTTTAAATAAATGGGTTGAACTTAATAAAAAGGACTGAAAATTCAGTCCTTTTGTATTTATATATAAAGTAAAATTATGTTTTTTCAAACAGGTCCAACAAGTAATCCTTCATCATCAGACCCAAGTGCGGGCTATGGCGGTGGAAAAGAAGGATTAGATTTTGTAAAATCCCAAGAGAAACTTTCAGAGTTTAGTAATCAGATTTTAGGTGTCTTTACTCAAGGAAGAGAAAGGGTATATGAGTTACAAACCGCTTTAGCGGATACTACACCAAAAGTTGCCAGACTTGGAGGTAGTATCAAAGATGTTGCTGAAATTATAATTGGTGTTGCAGAGGCATCGGCGAGAAATGTTGTCGCTACGGATGAACAAATTACAAAATTATATGCTGCAACCCAAGTACTTGGAGGTGATGCGAAAACTTTAGCAACCACCTTTTTAGACGTTGGTATGTCAATTAAGTCAATACCTGAGTCACTAGAAGAATCTATTCAGTATATCCAAAGTATAGGAGGTAACGCTAAACAGGTTATGGGTGATGTGACCAAAAACATGTCACAAATGAACCGATTTCAATTTGAAGACGGTGTAAAAGGTTTAACCAAAATGGCCGCCCAAGCCTCAATGTTAAGATTCGACATGTCTAAAACTTTTAGTTTTGCAGATAAATTATCGTCTCCAGAAGTGGCTATTGAAGCTGCCTCAGCATTTCAAAGACTAGGTGTTGCCGTAGGATCTTTAGGAGACCCACTACAACTACTAAGTCAATCACTTAACGACCCATCAGGAATTCAAGATAGTTTAATTGAAATCTCCAAACAATTTACATATTTTGACGATAAAACAAAATCTTTCAAAGTAAGTCAAGAAGGTATCTTAAGATTCAAAGAATTAGAACAAACCACAGGGATTTCCGCGGCTGAAATGTCTAAGTTAGGAGTTGCCGCTCTTGAAGTCGACAAAAGATTATCTCAAATTAGTCCATCAATAAAATTCAAAAATGAAGAAGACAAACAATATTTGGCAAACATTGCTAGAATGGGAGATGGAGGAGAATATGAAGTTGAATTTAGAGATGAAAGGGGTCAAGAACAAATAAAAAAATTAAGTGAAATTAATCAAACAGAATTTGATAAATTAATTGATGAACAAAAACAGGGTGAAAAATCAATAGAAGAATTAACAAGAGACCAAATGACCTTGCAAGAAGTTGTTGCTGCTGACGTGGCGGCAATCAGGACGGCTATAACTGGGGGAGTGGTAACCGCACCAACCTTACAAGGTCTGAATGAAGAGATTAGAAAACTGACTGAAGAAGTTGGGACTGATTTAACTAAAGATAAAGACCTTCAAACACCTGAAATAAGAAAAGAAGTGGACAGAATATTTTCCGATTTGGAAGGAGACTTGTCTAAGATTGTTTTGAAAGGAAATTTTGAGCCAGAAAAAATATTTGAAGAACTAATTTCTGGAGAAAGATTGCAGGATTTATCACAAAAAACTAAAGATAAGATAGAAGATATTTCCATAAAAATTGGAGAGAGATTAAAAGAAAAATTTAGTGATGGACAATTCGAATCAAACACTACTTCAAGTACAGAAGATAAAGTGAGTCGTACAAACACTCCTGTCAATTCAACAAATATATCAGTAGAGGGTTTACAAGCATCAAGTCCAAATATGGGTTTTGGTACAACACAACCAAAGACACAAAATTCGAATGTAGAATTTGGAGGAAAAGTTGATTTCAACTTCAATTTCACTAACCCTCCTCTTAATATGAGTCCCCAACAAATAGACGAGTGGAAGAAAATGTTTCAATCAGTCGTTAATGAACAATATTTCAGAAACTATTTAATAAAAGTTACGGAACCAAGTGGTACTGAAATGGCGACTTATTAAAATAAAAAAACAACCACAACCTATTTATTAATAAAAATATAAATGGCAAGTCCGTTATTAGATTTAACAAATTCAGAAGGGTTTAGAAAAAAACTTTTAACTAGGAATTTAACTCCCTATGCGAAAGCCCCAAATAGGCCTACGCAACCAATCGATACGGAATATATTCAATCGAATTCTTCAGTTCAAGATAGTCCTGATAAATTGATTGATGAGCCTTCTTTTGCAAATAAATTATTTCCATTAAATCAATATGGAAATGAAGGTGGATATAAGCAAGTACCTGACCCTGGAGCATTATTAAATACAAAATCAAATGAGGGTGAATATGGGTATCAAGACGCAAACATAGTTGACCAATCTATTCCCGAGTCACAAAAGTGGAAACCTCTGAACGTTTTTTCTAATGGTAGTGAAATTGCATTAGATGGAGCAGAATTTTTTGGGTCACTCAATCGTCCTGTATCTACAAATACACAAAATAATCAACCGTATCCAACAACGTTTGTATCTTCGACTTATACACCAGTTTCTATTTTATTATCACCAGATCCAGGTGGGAGTAACGGTTTATTAAGTCAAGATTCATTTATTGCACGTTTAGGAGCACAAACTCTTAGAAGAGAGTTCCAAGATAGGATTGCTTCACAAATACGACAAGATACATTAGGTAGAGCAAATATCCTTAATGTTTCTAGTGGTACTGACATTGTCAATATATTAACAGGTGTTGTTCCTATAATTGAACCTGTTTATACTATCACAGTAACCGCTAACCCAATACTTGCTGCAACAAACTTTGCTTTAAGACTTGGAGGAAGTATATTACCCGTATCTCCTATACCAGGATCATATTTTGACCCTAATACAACTTTAGGACAACCTACAACTATACAACAACTATCCAATGCCTTCAGAAGAAGTGGTGTTGGTAAGTTTTTCAATAGATTGATGGGTGGTGGAGAGACTGGTTCCCAAATCATGTTTAACAACATGGGAGCAGGACAGAGGTCTCGGTTGTTCAAAAACATAGATTTTAACAGATACAAACCAAATTTCCCAAGAAACTTTGTTCAAAGGGTGGGTGGTGCCCTATTAGGAACCGTATCAGATAATAGTAATTTTTATGTAGGAAGTATAACTTCCAATCCATCTCAAGTGTTTTCTCCGGTTGGAGATGTTCCTGTTAACCAATTTGGTGTTGAACAACAATCACCAGTTTATGGTCCTTCAGAGTTAGCTCAGTTATATGAAGGACCAAGTCAATCTGTAAGACTTGGTGCGAATGGACCTACTTACAGTAATGGAGGAGGAATTGAAGGTGGATTCACTTGGGTCTCTCCAAAATATAGAGGTAATGCTGGTAAGAAAGTTGGTATTGGTGGAGAAGTTACCAACGAAGACGAAGATTTCAGGCCTTCATCTTATGTCAATACAGAATCTGTTAATAATGAGTTTAGACAAGGGTCAATTCTCGATGATACACAGAGATTGATTGATAGCCAACCACAAGGTGGTAAGCGTCTCCAACACGTTGGAAATGCAATAGACCAAGTAAGTAAAGTATTCAATGATGGATATAAAGAGCTTACCAAAGGTTCGAGAGTTTATAGATACATTGGAGCGATTGGTCAAGAGGTAGGTACAGAATATTGTCGTGTATTCGCTAAAGATTTACCATATCTACAGTATAACGATTTACAGAAACAAGATGGTATTACTACTGAAGGTAGAAGATTTGCGTATTCAGTATTAGATAAGACTTATAACCTTAATATTGCACCAAATAAACAAGAAGGTGGACAGGACTCAACGAATATTGTTGGTACAATAAATAATGCGGTTGCCAAAAAATATATGTTTTCATTAGAGAACTTAGCATGGAGAACATCAAGTACTCCA